CAATGGAAACTTTTCCTCTTTTATCAGGGACGTTAAACGTGGTAGATCCGTCTCCTGAACCGTATTTCGTACCTATTTTAGCGTACAGTCGGGCATAAGTAGTTCTGCTAACGGCGGATCCATCACAAAGCAAATATCCCGACGGTGGAGTACCTCCAGCATAAGCCATCTGCATTCCCGTTTGAATACTACCACCGGGATATTCCCAATAAGTAGGTTCTGTAGTAGGATCTTTATTTAAGTTGCTATCTTGAGTAGAAATATAAATAACTCCGTCGACTTGAACCATGCTATATTCGTAATATGTAGTTCCCGAATCCCATTCAGGAATACCTTGTTGCAGAACATAACCGATTTGATGAAAAATTAAAAGAAGCAATCCATTAAAGTCTTCTAATGCAGGTCTCCTATTACCGACTACTTCTTGAGTTAAACCGTATCTAAAATTAGAAAGTGCTTGAATAGTTGCCGGATCTTTTGTAGTATTAGGAGAACCGTTGTACAGAGATCCAAATTGTCCAAAATCTCCAGCAGCTCCTAAATCACCGTAGGGTTGTTGAGTTACTCTATCTAATTTTGCCATCGTCTTCTCCTTTTATACTAGATTAACAGTCGTAGAAACTCCCATAGGTTTAGGAAGTACATCTAAAAATTGAGCAGCTAAGATAACTGAAGTATAGAGTTCACTCACATCATAGGTAATAGACATGTCTAAGTTATCAGTCACCACAACGTCGCTCCCAAAAATATCGTAGAAAGCTTCTACAATATCTTTCGTACTTTCTAAGACATTATTCTGAATAATTTTAATCTTTATTAAGGTTCTAATTTCAAAATCAGACAAGTAATAAATAGCAAAACTTGTATATCGTAAAAACAAATCCAATGAGTAAGGACTATCACTATACAAACCGAATCCCGTACTGCTTTCTTCACTATAATTCGTGAAATTGAAATAGGTATTTTGTAGATCCAATCCGTATACGTATCTAGGAATTCCAACTATTCTTCCTAGAATCGTAAGCTGTTCTCCAACGGCAGTATCTAAATCAAAAGCAGTTTCTAACTGTTCTATTATTTCATCGCAACAGCTTTGATTAGCAAGAAGTTTTATAGTTGACTTCGCACGAGATTTTAATGAATATTGAATTATCAACAATCCTTCATAATATTCTAAAAATTCACTTCTATCAAAAGCCATAGTAATTCTCCTTAATTAGAACTCGAAGAACTAGAACAAGATGAAGATCTAGAACTAGAAGAACTGACACTAGAACTAGAACTACTGCAACTGCTGGAAGAGGAACTGCTACTCCTCGAGCTACTGGAACTTGAGCTGCTTCGACAACTTGAACTTGAACATGAACTACTCACGGAACTTGAACTCGAACTTTGAGAACTAGAACAAGAACTGGAACTTTCTGTCGACGTAATAACGGTTATGTCCGCAACTGCTAAAGTAAACTTATCTCTCTTAAGAGTTGGCGTCACGGTATCATCGTACGTAACCTTATCCTTAGAAACAGAACATTCAGTAACGACCAAATCGGGATTAATACCTTTAACTAAAGCGATAACAGAAGTGCTATCTGCTTTTTCGTATACGTCTAAATCGTAACCCGAAACCAGAGAAGACTTTAAATCGTCCGTATCGATTGCTCCTCCAGTAATGGATTCAACTTTCATAAATATCGAGAGCTCTTCGTACGTAACTCTGTCAAATGCTATATCAATACTGTTTCCGTCTTCTTGAGTTACAGGAACAGAAACGTCTCCCTTCATACCGCATCCTAAACTTTTATACTTATATATCGTTTCAGAAATATCAGCATTTGTACCGCCCTCTACAACTACCCATATTGAATGAGGAGGAACTCCATAGACATCTGTAGTAGTTCCGTAATTTTCGTAAACTGCTACATCGGTGACATCGTCTAAAGCCAGTATCGCTCCCACCATTCCATCTAGAATTCCTTTAGCCGGAATAGCAACAGATTTCTGTCTTCGTATTCTTAATTCTGAATCTGTTTCTTCGTCTGTTCCTTCTTGACTGGGAGTACTTGGATTATTGACCGAGGTGACTCCTGCGATAACTGTCACGATTGTGGTTATTGTATTGGCAAGAACTTGGATTTCTCCAATGTCTTCCGCTCGGAAAAGTAAACTATTTGCTCCCGCTGTTAAAGACGCAGATGTAATAAGATTAAACTGATTACCGTTTCCATCTGCAACCGTAAAAGGATCTGAAGTATCTAAACCGCTAAGATTAAGACCAGAATCTACCGTTACAGTTATATAAACTTCTGTATAGGTTCCTCCTCTTCTTGTTATTCCGCAAAGTTGACTGACAGAATCTAAAGAAACCCCTACTGCTTGATCTGGATCCCTGGAATTATAACATTGGACAATTAAATCTAGAACATCTTGTTTAGATAAGGCAAATATATTGACCATTTGACCGTCTGGACTATTGGAATCAACATTAATATTAGATCCGTATATTTGCTTTAATCCTTTAACGGTAGCAGTACCATCTACGATATCTTCTACAATTTCTTCGTAGGTTTGAATACTAATGCCTTCTGCACCGATTTCATTATTAGCCATTAAGCACCTCCACAGTATTTTCAAATTGACTTGAATAAATTGTATCTATATTATACGTTAAAGTTAAGTTTCTAATAGATAAAGCCGAAGCATCCAATTCATTTATTCTTACGACTCCAAAAGACTGGAGAATAACCGCTCGGCAACTTAAAATTATCTCTTCCCGAGTAGATTTAGCTCCCAATAGTCGAATCCAATCTACTCCTGCTTCTTGATCAAAAAAGCAATCGTTTACAAAAGAAAGTAAACGAGTTTCTATGTTCATAGCTATTGCTTTTTCATCCTTAAAATACGATTGTAAACCTTTTCCAAAATTCCAATCGTGATCATTGTCTACTGAACGTATTATCATAATTATAACCTCAATACTTAATCATATAATTTACAAATTTACTCGGCTGAACATTATTATGCGACTCTGATGCATCTTCTGGAGTATTATCTTGAGTCGTACCTCCCAAAGTTCCAAAAGCAGTCCCACCCTTTCTGTTTCCAGCGAGTTCTATTATAGTTGAAGGATGCTGAGGGTGATTATGAGCGGGAACCCCGCTTTCTTCGTGAGTTAGTAAATGTTCTTCTTCTCCGTATTCACCGCCTAATGTATCCGCTTCGCTATCTGTTATTACGTCTGCTGAAGAACCGCCCATGTTATCTAATCCCACAGGAGTTCTTCCTCTCATGTCAGGTACGATAACTGTATCATCAGAATCAAAATCTTCTGAACCTGTATTAGGATCAACATCTTTAAGAATATTAAATAAGTCTTCGTACTGAGCTCCTGCATGATTTGCACCTGAATCAGCATTACCGATTGTCTGACCGTACATAAAAATCCATCCTGAGGGAGCAGTAGAACAGAATGTAGGTACTGGTCCCGTTCCCGGAGGTACGAGTCTTTCATCATGTTTATCCTTCACAGAAACTTCTAAATCTGAATAGAGTTGAACCTTAGAAACAGAATAACCCGAAATAAGATTCTTTGAATTGCGCACACCGACTAACGCTATAGCATCACTTAAATCGTGCATTCTTTCACTTGAAGGAGGCTGTTTTTCTTGACCATTTATAAGCCATCTATCTAAATCCCTATCACAGAAAAACAGTAAACAAGAATCTCCTGCTGCTATTGGAAAAGTTAAGTAACTATTTCCTCCTGTTAAAACGACAATAGGAACTTTGATTAAAAGAGGATAATCAATAGTTACTTCTTTACTAGATTTTCCTCTTCTTCGTATAACTTTTCGATAGACTATTTTGATTTCGGCAAGTTGGGTATCTTCATCAAAAGATACGACTTCTCCCACGCTTACGCAATTAAGTTCCCTTCGTATTTCTGACTTAACCAACTCCAAAAGAGTTTTCAAATCTGGATCTGGAAGAGGAAATCTATTTGGCAAATTAACCATTGTTCAACTCCACAAGAGTTTTTCCTTCTGAAAAATTATAAAGGGAAACATTAGTCTGACATCGACCGCCTTTAGATTTTGAAATTGTGCCTACATGATGAATTCCAACAACTTTGTATAAACGATTAAATATTTTTTGAGTCGTCGTTTTCAGTTCTACAGATTGACCGATTAATAGTGTAGGTTCAAATAGAGACTCGGCAATTACAAGCACATTTGATTTTCTAGGAGAACCGAGTAATCCTGTTTCTGAACTTATTTCGTTCGCAGTCCCTTCAAAATATTCATTCCCATATAAAATATTTAATCTTCCATTGTCAATAAAGCAATTCGTATTCACTTCTTTCTGCAATGCGTTCCAAGTCCAATCGGAAACCGTTTTCTTTTCATATACCGTACTCATTCCTTCAGAAGAAACTCTACCCTTAACCACTCCAAAAGGAGTTAGGTCAGATATTAATTTGTTGACTACATCTTCCTTCGTTACTTCGTGTTCATCTCCAGAAGGAAGTGTCCAATTAGAATGAGCATTCTGCATAGCAAAGGCATAATCGTACGCTTCTATTTCAGAAATAAATTCTGTTGAACCTTGATCTCTATACGAAACAGACCACTTTATATTACCGTCGAATATAATAGGTAACGGTTCTTCGTATCCCGCCCTCAATACTATTCTTCTTAAAACTGTCCAATCAATGAAATCCTTGTAAATTTGATTTCTCGTACTTTCATTCAAATTATAAATTCTAAACGTAGCAAGATTAGCAGACGCTAAAGCTTTTCGACTCACCTGAAAATCTATAGTGAATGGATCAGTTATCAAAATAACTTCGCTATCATC